CCCGCGGAAGCCGCGTATTCGTCGTAGGTGAGGCCCTTGATCGTCGTCCGGTCGACGCCGACCTTCATTTCGAGTCCGGCTGCGAAGTCATCGGCGCCCGCGCCGTCCTCGCCGGGGATCACTTCGATGTCCTCAAGGACCGTATCTGTAAACAGCGTCTCGACGTCGATCCCGATCAGCACGTCGGTGACCGAGGGGAGCAGCCTGATGTTCTTGACCATGCAGCTACTCGCGCCGATGTCGATCGAGGCCGCCGCGATGTCGAAGTCGATCCGCGGCTTTGCGGCTCCGACGCCCACGCCGATGAGCGAGATCCCCGCCACGTCCAGGTCAATCGTCTGGCCCGTGGTGAGACCCTCGTTATGCCCAGGGAGCACGAAGATCACGTCGCCCTGGCTGGCCGTGCATTGAGCGACCGAGAAGTCGCATGTCGCAAATGGGGAGTCGGGGTGGACACCATTACCTGCAGTGTCCGAGCCGTCGCCGGAGTCAACGAAGAAGATGTTGCCGGGGAACACCGTCATGTCCATCAGGACCGGCAGCCCGCCCGCGACCTTCTTGTAGTAGAGAGGCGAGACCTGCCCGACGTGCGTCTTGGCCCCGCCAGTCGGGACCGGACGCCACTGGCCGAGCCTGTACGTCTGCCCGCCGCCGGAGCCCATCATCCACGCGTAGCCCAGCTCAAGCGCGGTGCGCTTCTGCTCCCGCTCCTTGAGCGCCAGGTGGATCGTCGCCAGCCAGCGCCAGTACGACATTCGAAGCCCTTCGAACTGAGGCTGCCGTGTCGCCCAGCAGTAGACGGCAAGCATCGCGGCCGAGGCCTCGATCAGGTCGTACTTGACCCGCAGCCTGAGCGCCCGCGTTCGCTTGCGGAGCCACAGGTACGCCTTGCTGACGGGTCGCGGTTGGCGAACGAGGCGAATCCCGGCCTCACGCCGCTGTGCGCGATTGAGGACGGCCAGCGGGGCAGCCGCGACCTCGCCGAAGGTCCATACCATGGCGTAGACCATGGCCAGCACGAGAGCGGTCGAGAGTCGCTTGAAGGTTCGCATCGTAGGAGTCTCCTGCGCTTTTCGGGGTTCAGAACCCTTGTTGCGCTACTTGGTGTTCGCTGCCTTGACCATCTTGTCGACGGGCGGACCGGCCATGCCCCTCAGTCGGTTTCCGATCTCAGCGAGCGCGGGAGAATGCCCGGCCCGGGCCTGTGCCTCGGAGAACTCGGCCGCCTTCTTCGCATCCATCGGGCAGCCGCACCGCTTGCACCTCGACGGGATCTCCTGCTCGACGACCTTGCCCTCGTCGGAGACCCAGCCGTAGAGCTTCGAGCAATCCGGGCACTTCACATAGGTCCGGCCGTCCGAACCTTCCTTCAGTGAGAGTCCCGCTGCTACGGCTCTCTTCGCGAACTCGTCGATAGCGGTAACCATCGGGCCTATTCCTCCCTCGTGTCTCCACCGCACTCCGGGCACTGGTCCGGCGCCGGGGCGCTCCACTTCCTGCCACATGCGCACCGTCGCGGCTTTGGCGTCTCAACGACCACGTCGACCACGACTGCCTCGGTAGCCGCCGCTGTCTCGACGGCCGGCGCCTCGGTGACGGCGGTTGGCGCCACTTCGGGCGCGGGTGGCTCCACTGGCGCAGCGGGGACCGGCTCTGCCTCGGGCTTCTTGGTTGCCAGCTTCCTGAGCGTGGTCAAAGGCCCATCGACCTTCTTCTTGGGTGCCTGTGGCTCCGCGGTCTCCGCGGGCTTCTTCTCGTTCTCAGACATGAACTGCCTCCTCGATTAGGAACAGGGAGTCGCACAACGGACACCGATCAGGCGCCGGCGGACTCCAGCGCGCCCCGCAATACCCGCAGTGCGTCACCCCATCGATAACTCGGACCGTGGCGATGGTCGCCCCGTGCGGGAGGTCGCCGCGCTTGCGAGCGTTCCTGATCTCCCACCACCAGGCAATCTCCGGCGGCCATTCGCCGGTCTCCTCCCGCCAGACGAGCGCCTTCGCACGTATGCGCCGCAACTCGTCCGGCGAGAGGAACTCCATTCGGTTGTCGTACCAGGGCAACGCTGAGAGGTCCTCTCGCTCTTCGAGCGCGAGCACCCGGTCCCACCACTCTGAGATCGGCAGGCCCGGAGGCACCTCACGCTTATTGCCCACGATCACTCGCACTACGAAGGCTCCACGTAGACCTGAGAGCCTGTGGCAGCCGCGCCCTGGACCTGCTTCTGCGGGTACGCGTACCCGTACAGGACCATGTAGCCGTTCGCGGTGTCGACGCCCGAGTCGGACGTTTCCGCCACGTAGAACCGCACGTGTTCGAAGCCGTTGTCGATGTCCAGGTTCTCGGCCCGCGCCTCGATCAGCACGAAGTCGCCGTCGGCGTCCACCGGGTTGTCGGTGTCGTAGTCGCCGCCCGAGGCGTCGGTGGTCAGGTCCTTCACGCCCGTGCCGGCCGCCGCGGACGCCTGCTGCAATCGGCACTCGTCCAGATCGTCGGTCGCGTTCCACGTACCGATCTCGACGTAGGCCATGACGCGGCTGTAGTTCTTCATGTTCTCGTAGCCGGTCTGCCCGTTCGTGCCGCCGACGTCGGCCGCGAACGGCTCGCCGGCGACCGCGTTCAGCAGGTCGATCGGCGAGATCAGTGCGTGCTCGGAAAGTCGCATCGAAGTTCTCCTATTGCTCGCGGTCAGGCTTTTGCCTGCGCCACTAGGCCAGTTACGCTCTCGCAGCCAGGGACACGAACGGAGACAGCGTGTTCGTACCGTTGCGCGGGGTGATCGCCGAGTCGATCCACGGCCTGCCATCCACGCGCTGGATGAACCTCCAGACGGTCCGGTCGTTGATGAACTGCACGTGCGGGGAGGTCGCCACGGTGAGCGACTGGCGGTCGCCGATCAGGTAGTAGCCGAAGTCGCCAAGCACGATGTCGCCGGCGTCCCCCAGGGTTTCCGCTTTCTCCGTGAAGATGACCGGCCTGCCGAGCAGGGTCGCGGGGGCTCCCGCCGCGCCGTTCTGCACGAAGATCGGCGCGCCGCCGGTGCCGACTGACAGGGACATCGTGTAGAGCTGCGGGATCGTGTCCATGTGGGCGTACCACACGGCCCGGCCCAACGACGTCGGTAGCATCCGGGCGTACATCTTCACGATGTTTTCCCAGACGAGCGTATCCGCCGACTGCCCCGACTCCTTCGAGACGGAAATCAGCGCGTCGGCGTTCAGCACACCAAGGGGTTGACCGGCGCCGGAGCCTGCAACGAAGGCGTCGTCTTCGAAGTAGCTGAGCGCCTCTGCGAACAGCGGGTTGACCGTCGCCTCGACTGCGATCGCGGAGTCTGCAAGCAACTCGTTCCCCAAGACCGTGTAGGCCGTCTGCTTCTTCGCCGTGAGGCGAACCTGGCTGAACGTCGGCTGGTTGGTGTTCGAGGACACATCCGCGCCCTCGGCCGCCCAGTTGTTGACGATGCCGCCGTAGACGTTCGAGGCGTGCGAGGTCTCCCGGATTGCCGGGAGTGCGAGGCTGGACCGTCCCATCGGGATCACGCGGGCCCGTGGCCGCACGAGCGCGGTTTCGAGCGACAGCCTGAGCAGCTCGGCCCGGAACTCCTCGGGCACCAGGAAGCCGCCATCTGCGCCCTCCGATTCGTTGAGCACCTTCAGGCGGGTGTCGGGGCCGCTGCGGTGCCAGGCGGCCTTGTAGAACTCGCCGGCGTTCTTGAACTTGCCATCGAGCTCAGCGCCGGTGGCTTCGGAGTTTGGCTTCTGCCCCTTGTCCGCGTCGTCGGAGGCAGGAAGGCGTCGGACGGGCTTGTCGAAGCCCTGGTCCTTCACGAACTTCTCAAGGACCTCGTCCATCTGCGACCGGATGGCCTTCGCGATCTCGCCGTCGCGCATCGCGTTCTTCGCGTACTCGACCGTGAACGCCCGGAACTTCGCCGGGTCGGCGAGCAATTCGCCTCGCCGCTTGTCGTCGAGCAGGACCTCTTCGAGCTGGTCAGGTCGCTCGGGAGCGGTAATAGTCGTCATGGCAGCCAAAACTCCTTCACGAGGTCGATAGCCTCGTCAACTACGCGGTTCGGTGTGTTCGGAGAATCCCCGGCGTCCGGCCGCGCCCTGACAGCCGGAGCCGGGGACCCCAAGGGAGGTGAGGCCAGGCCGTTTTTGCCGAGCGTCGCCGAAATACGCTCCGCAATGGCGTCCAGTAACGCCTCGGTCTGGCTGTCAAATGAGTTTGCGAGCGTGATCGAGGCCGGAATCTTCAGATCCTTCAGCGCCTCGTCCACGATCTCGGCGATGGCCGGGTGCAGGCCCTTGGCCGAACGGATCACCTGCAAGGCGTCCGCGTTGGCCGGGATGGTCACATGGGAGACTTCCAGAAGCTCCTGTCCGTTGAACTCGTAATGGCCCCAGAAGTCGCCGTCAGACTCGTCGCCCTCGATCCGCTTGGCCTTGTCCATGTCGGGGATGAAGCCGACCGAGAACGCGGCGCGGCCCTTGGAGGCGAGCTTAAAACCCCAGTCGGCCTGCTCGTTCCCCTCGCCCACGTAGTAGCGGGCGGTGCCAACGAGCTTGCGGCCCTTGACGGCCATCTCCTCCCACTCGCCGATCTGCGAGCGGAGGTCGTAGTAGTCATGTGATGCGAGGAGGACGGGGTGGAGCATGAACGACTTCATATCCCAGCCGTCCTGCCGGATGATGTCGCCTTGCCGGTCGGTGGATTCGGTCGACACAACGGCCTCGACGCGCCCAGACGCGGCGTCGAGCACCTTGACCTCGGACCGGATCAACTTGCGTCGGATCACGTTTCCCCCGCAAAACAAAACGCCCGACGACTCGTTCTAAGAGGTTCGTCGGGCGCTGTGGCGCTCTAGGCGCTCTGGCCGTCTATTCGGTTGTCGGCCCTATGTGAATCTTGGTCCCGGAGACAGGATTCGAACCTGTGACCTCGACGTTATGAGCGTCGCGAGCCGACCACTGCTCCACCCCGGAATATGACGGTGCGCTCGGGCTACCCGCGGCGCTTTCCGTCGGCAACAACTCTAATGCACAACCGGGGGTTACTGTCAAACGGCAGGCGTCAGCACCTTCGCCACACCAGCCGTGAACCGCACCGCCACGCGGCACTTCCCGCACCACCCCGTGGCGTCCGAGACGTCCCGTAACAGGAGCTTCGAGCACTGCGGGCACCGGCCCTCGCGGGTAAGGCGAGGCGTGGCCGATTCCTCGTGAAGCTCCCTCGTGCGGTAATCCGTCTTGCACATACAGTTCGGATGCGCGGGAACCGTGTCGTGGCCCGACACGAACAGGCTGCCGATCTCGACCCAGCCCTGCGCCTCGTTCGCCAGGCACGTCTCGTCCACCCTCGGATCGGCCGCGCCCTGGGTGCGCCAGTGCTTCTCGTCGCGGCCCATCGACTGCGCGGCCTGCTTCTGGCCCTGTCCGAGTCCTGTAGCCGTCTCAGTGCGAGCGACGCGTGACGCACGATCACGGCTGAACATGAAGTCCTCTCGCAGGTTCTTTTCGAGCGTCTTGAGCGAGTCGCCCCGCTCTATCGTCTGCGCGACCAACTCCCCGACTCGTGCGCGCGTCTGGGCGACCACGTTCACGTCGCCGGTCACCTGCAGGAGCGCGGCCCCGCGTTCCCGTGAGTACGCGGCGGCGATCCGCTGCACTTCCCCCACGGCCAGGTCCGGGAAGTCCATGATGAGCGCCTGCGTGACCACCAGCGTCAGTTCGTCGATGACGGCCGCGCCGTACCGGGTCCACCAGTCCCAGTCGTAGCCCGACAGGTCCGAGACCTCGATCTTGCGATACGACTTGAACTG